TTATTACATGCTTCCACGGTAAGGTAGTGTTACGTAAAAACGCGGTCGAGGTTCCTTAATCTATGCCACTAACCATAAGTGAACCACAAACAACTATTACAATTCAAGAGCCTGACCGAGTTGTAATAGTTGAACAGGTCACTGATGTTGTAACTGTACAACAAGGACCTCCTGGGCCTAAGGGAGATCAAGGACCTCCAGGGGAGACTTACACACATATTCAAGGCGCTCCTGCAACTGACTGGTCTATTAACCATAGTTTGGGAAAACGTCCTGCTGGCGTGATGGTGTATGACACCGCAGATACACATTACATTGGTGAAGTTGAGTACATTGACGACGACAACTTAACGGTTCATCTATCAGCAGCGATAGCTGGGAGAGCGGAGGTGGTTTAAGCTTGGCTGCACAGAAACACCTATCAAGCATTGACTTAGTAGGTAATCAGCTGATCGCTGCTGTTTTGGAGAACTTGGCAGCGGACCCAGGCACCTTACTTAATGACGGACGTGTCTGGTATCGCACAGACACAGATGTGTTGCGCTTACGTGCTAACGGCGCTTTCAGAACCATTTACGACGAGTCTTTCTCACTAGACGAAATCACAATCGCCGCGGCCGATGTAAACCTCAACAGTAACAAGATTATTAACCTGGCGTCTCCCGCCACTGGAACAGATGCAGCTAACAAGAACTACGTCGATACCGTTTTCACAGGTCTGGACTGGAAAGCCAGTGTGCGTGCCGCAAGCACCGCTAACGTTGCTATTGCAACTGAGCTTGAGGACGGTGACACGCTCGACGGCGTAACACTTGCTACAGGCGACCGCGTGTTGTTGAAGAACCAGACAGCTCCAGAAGAAAACGGCATTTACGTAGTTGTCGCCTCTGGTGCCGCTGGCCGCTCAACTGACGCAGACGCCAATGCAGAAGTTACGTCTGGCCTCGCTGTGGCGGTTTCTGAGGGGACCGCGAACCTTGATACCGTTTGGTTCCTTACTACTAACGACCCTATCGTTGTTGGTACTACGGGCTTAACGTTCACGCAGTTCCCAGCTGCTGCATCACTAACTGCTGGCAACGGCCTAGACCTCACCGGCAACACGTTAAGTGTCAATGTTGACAACTCGAGTATTGAGATCAACGCCGATACGTTGCGTGTTAAGGCTCTCGGTATTACCAATGCGATGCTGGCAGGTTCTATTGACCTTACCACCAAGGTCACTGGCGTGCTGCCAATCGCCAACGGTGGTACTAACGCTAATACGGCGGCCGGCGCAAAAACGTCACTAGGCTTTATGACGCGGTTCGCCGCAGATATCACAGGTGACGGAGCCGATGTTGACTTCGTCGTAAACCACGCGCTTAACACCACAGACATTGTCGTTAGCGTGTATGAAGCTACCACGAATGCAATGGTTTTCGTAGACGTGGTTAGAACCGACGCAAACAACGTCACAATTAACTTCGCCGTAGCACCTGCCAATGGTAAGGTCTACCGCGTTGTCGTTATTGGCTAGCATTACCAACTAACATTACCAACTAACATTACCAACTAATGAGCCGTATTAAGGTACTGAGTGGCCTTGACTTCCCGCAAGACGGGTTTCAGATCGTGGAAACCTTGCCTGCAAATGTTAAGGCCACTGGTCTTATTGTTAAAAAGACCGCTGGTGAGGCCCTGGCGTTTGGGGAAGTCGTTTACTTCAAGAGTGATGGTAAAGCTTGGAAAGCCGATGCCTCTGGAGTTGCAACTGCACCTGCTGTGGCGATGGCTATTGCGGCAATTTCGGCCGACGCCGTTGGCGAGTTCTTATTGATAGGTAACGTCAGGAACGACACCTGGGCTTGGACCATTGGTGGCTTATTATACTTGAGTACTACAGCCGGCGGACTAACCCAAACACAACCGAATGCCACAGACGAGGTAATTCAAGTGTTGGGTATTGCTCATCCTAATGCTGACACCATGTACTTCAGACCCGACTTCGCTTACATCACGCATGTATGACACCTGGCACACACTCAAAGGTCATTCAGGCATCAGCAGGCTGTTAAGTGACCTAGGTCGTGTTCCGGTAATTCCAGAACATGAGATTGATTTTTACATGAAAACCACACAAGTAAGACTAGCCGAATCCGACAGAGAATTGCCTGACCCGCTTCCCATCGAGGACAGGCTCACCTATCTTGAACTAAGTCTGTTGAAGCTCTCTGCAAACGGGGTTCGTAAAACTCATTTACCGTCTGTAACTGGTAGGAACAAATACACGTTAGACACGCACATGGTACGAGCTAGAAACAAGTTGCGTGCTCACACGATCACTCAAGCTGTAGCAAAGGCGATGAAATATGGACTAATAAGACAAGAGGATATCCATGCTTAACCTTGCTGCTACCACCGATAAGCTACAAGTCACCACCGACGCTGCTCAGAACGTTGATGTTCATGCATCTTGGGGTGACATTTCAGGTACCACAGTCTCGTTTGGTAAGACCAACACGGCTATTACCACAGCAACCACAACTGACGTTGTTGCTGCACCGGGGGCTAGCACGGTTCGCAACATCAAGACGCTGCATATCCGTAATAAGGGTTCTGCGGCTGTTACTATCACAGTTATCTTTGATCAGAACGGTACTGACTTCGAGCTTCACAAAGAGTCACTGGGAGCCGGCGAAGCTTTATCCTACGTGGAAGGCATCGGCTTCTTTAGATATCAGCCAGCACCGGGAGACAAGTTCTGTAAGCTCACAGCCGATCTAGCCTCCACCACGGTTACTACGATGGCTAACGTCACTGGTATGAACTTGCCTGTGTTAGCTGGTAACTATTACAAGTTTAAGTTCAACATCATTTACCAGTCTGCTGCGACTACCAACGGCGTTAGGCTCGGTGTGACAGTACCGGCGTTTACCAGGTTCACAGGGGCAGCCGACTTGCCTGTCTCTACTGCCGCGGACGGTACTGCAAACATCTTTAGAGGCCATTTAACATCGTCAGGCGACAGCGTTGTAGGAACAGGAACACCCGCTGTTACTACAGACTTCATGGGAGAACTAGAAGGCATCATCGTACCTTCTGCTGACGGTGATATTCAGTTGCAGTACGGTGCCGAAGTAACAACGTCTGCCATTACCATGAGACAGGGTTCTCTCGGCAAGCTTGAGATTTGGCCGTAGTTAACCATGCCCACCGTTGAAATTACGTTCAATGCCTCAAGTGTGTGGTTGTGTCCTAAGTTTGTAACGTCGATCAACATCAAGTGTTGGGGCGGTGGTGGTAATGGTGCTGCTGGTTCTGGTGGTGGTGGAGGCGGTGGGGGCGGCGGTGCTTATGCCGAATCCACCATAAGTGTTACACCAGGCACCGATTACACTGTAACTGTGGGAACCGGCGGTGGAGTTGCAGATTCGTGGTTTGGCACTACTGGCACAGTAATGGCTAAGGGCGGTGCTAATGGTACTACTGGTGGTAACGGTGGAGCAGGTGGCTTAGCTAGCGGAAGTGTAGGCACCGTTAAGAATAATGGTGGTACTGGTGGTAACGGCAGCCCGCATGGTGGTGGCGGGGGTGGCTCAGGTGGAGATACTACTGCCGGCGGTAACGGTTCGGGCAACAATGCCGGTGCTGCTGGTACTACCAACGGTGCTATAGGTGGTGTTGGTGGCGCGGGCAATGGTGATAACGGTGCTCAAGGTGCTGCTCCTGGTTCTGGCGGTGGCGGTGGTGGTGCGGGTGCTGGTACAGGCGCAGCAGGGCAACCAGGAAGAATAATCGTGTCATTTGATCCAGACCCACCAAGAGCAAACGTGTGGTCTTATTTGTCCAAGTTCATGAGACTTAAAGCGCAAGAGGCATAAATGCCTTACTACCTAACTACATATGTAGGAACCGGAACACGCAAAGATCCGTTTCGTCCATTTGGCTCGGACCAACCTGGATGGACCGGAATTGACTTACGTCCCGATGCATCCGTGGCTGATGGCTTTACTATTGTATTTCTACCACAGCCAGTTTCAGACTTAAGACTTGAGAAACTTTCCGACCATAAAGATGAGTCTATCTCCAGTAATACGACCAACTCCCTAAAAAACAAGTTAGACCCGGCGATTGATCGAGCAACCACTAAGTTAACTGTCGCTCGGTTGTTACGACAGCCCCCGACCGGAAAATGGAATCCAATTAAGCCAGTAGGTATGCGGACAGGCCAACCAGCTTATGAAATTTGGTTAGGAAACGAGCGCATTTACCACGAACCAATTATTAGGGGCGGAGCTTCGGATAACTTTGAACGTGCAGATGAGAACCCGCTTGCGAACGGTCCATGGAAGTCCCCTGGTAGTAGTGGATTAACTGCCCCCAATGCTTTCAAACTGGACGACGGCGCTGTTTGCTTAGTTAGTCCAACGGGTGATAACTTTGCACTTTATGACGGTGCCGCTTCTACCGATGATCAGTATTCCGAGGCGGATCAGACTGGAATCCTAAGTAACGATTGGGCTGTTGTTGTACGTATGAACCCCGTAGCAGGGGGAGGCGGCACTCTATTCAATGCGTACGCATACTTCGAGTTTGGCGCTAATCTTGCGAAGTTCGTAGACGGTGGTTTTTCCATTATTACAAGTTATTCTGTAAGTGGTGGAAAATTACGTCTTGAGGTTGAGGGATCAACTTTACGTGCCTATGAAGATGATGTGCTTGAAGGGACTCCTCAAACGGATTCCTCACATACCAGTGGCCTCGTCGGCTTTTTCATCTTCGAGGATGTTGCAGCACCAGGGAACGGAGTTTTATTTTGGGAAGGTGGTGATTTAGGAGAAGAATCTGCGGCTGGTTTACGCTATGGTTATCACAAATTCCCTAAGTATATAGTCAGGCGTGTTTAATGGAGCCTACACAAGCCCAATTTGAGTTTGCTCAAAACCAATTCCACATAATGCAACATGCATGGGAGTTTGCTGAGCTACTGAACATTTACCATAGACTCAAGCCCAGGAACAAACTAGAAATAGGTATATGGCACGGAGGTACACTCTCGTACTGGCTTGATGGTGGACTTGTGGTTGCGATCGACAAAGACATTGATGAATCGCTTTCACTTAAGTGGCGAGAGCTGGCAGACGAAACAGACACAGACTTGCATCTGTTTGAAGGCTCGTCGCACGATTCTGAGGTCGTCAATGACGTTTCACAGCTTGCACCATTTGATTGGATTTTCATTGATGGAGACCACTCTGAGTCTGGCGTGTTAGCTGACTGGCTCACCTATAAAGACATGGCAGCACCAGGAGCCGTTGTTGTGTTCCATGACGTATTACCCATCGAGAGCGATCTAGACGTTCCAAAGTTCTGGCAGAATCTCTGCGCCGAAGAAGGCCGTCGTACCATAACTATCCTAGGGCACCACAAGTGGGGTGGCTTGGGTGTGGTGTTCCTGTGAATCTTGTAACAAACGGCCGCAGACCTATCACCAACATCACTATAGGGCTTGCCTGCTACGACTCGATGAAGGTCCAAACGGCTTTATCGTTGGCTGTGGCAGTTAAGGCTACTCCATACGATATAACTCTCACAGCTAGAAAGGGTCCTTATACACATTGGAACAGAGACGCACTTGTGCAGGAAGCATTAGAGTCTAACTCGTCACACCTGATGTTCATAGACACAGACGTTGTATTCCCACACGACGGCATCCACAAGTTATTAGGTCATGACAAGGATATTGTGGGTGCTATGTATAACGTCAAAGGCTCTGTCCCACCTCTCAATACAATCAAGTTTGCTGACTCAAAAGGTCGCTATGCCACCGTACCTCACGAAGCTGTCCCCAAAGAATTGTTCAAGTGTGCTGCTATCCCAACAGGGTTCATGCTTATTAATATGCAAGTGTTCGACAAATTAAAGAAGCCGTATTTCCCATGTGTCCCTCCTGTGGGTGAGGACGTGGCTTTCTGTAAAGCCGCAATTAAAGCCGATATCGAGATTTGGTGCGATCCCACTATTCCTGTGGGTCACTTAGGTGACTACCTTTACTAGCGATATTGCCCTATGGCCCTTAAAGCATTAATCGACCCGCAACAAGTACCTCTCGGGTGGTTCGATCCCCACGCCCACCCTGGCGGCTGGTTCGATCCTGAGCTATATATAGAAGCAGTATCCGCAGGTGACATTAAAACTTATGTGGGACTTGCACGCGATGACACCAAGACAGTCATTAGTGTGGTTCAGGCCAGTGTCAAGACATGGGTAGGAGTTGATAATCAATGAGCGAATCCGCAGAAGAACGTTATAACGCAGAACTACAGGCAGAGCTTGCTAGGCTCCATGCCTACAAGAAGTCACTTGAGGAAGAATTCAAGGACGTAGATGTTGATGACCCAAAGACGGCGAAAATGGCCCGTAACAAGCTTATGGAGCTTGTCCCTGATGCGGGTGAAACCATCGCTTACTTGCTCTTGCATGGTGACAGTGAATCTGTAAGAGCCAACTTAGCCAAGTTTGTCTTTGCCGAGGCCATGAGAGCTGCTGACAACGGTAAGACCGCTGACGCTTGGGAAGAACTGTTCAAGAGCATCTCAAAGGATAAGACTACAAACGAGACTTGAGCACCGTCGGTACTTATACTGAGACTGAGTTCGTAAAAGAGTTCCCTATGGACTTAGGCCACGGGATGCGTGGCTGGCCTGTCAAGGGCGGCATAGTAATTGCACATCGTCTCAGTGATGGCACGGTTTGCGCCGGTAGCGTGTTCTGGTTATTACCTGGAAACAAGAGCCGCTCCCTGTGGGGTCTTGAATCGAAGGAGGGCGCGCCTTTGACGTTAAAACCATCAGTACAGTGTAGGAACTGCACTGAGTCTAGACACGGTTTCATCACGGAAGGTAAATGGGTGCCTGCATGAGTTACCAACTTGTTGATATCGACAAGTCCAAGCTGTTTAAAATGCTTGACTACACGCCGCACAAGTATCAACAGCAGATTCATAGTAGTCAGGCTAGGTACACGATACCGTGTTGTGGACGCAGGTTCGGCAAGTCTATTGCTGCGGGTCACGAGATTACTGCTCGAGCTATGAGTCCAGACCGTTACATCTGGATAGTTGGTCCCACTTATAGACTTGGTGAAAAAGAGTTCCGCGTTGTTCATGATGACTTTGTACGTAAACTAAAGGTGCCCAAACTCAAGTCGTCTTACAACGTCAAGCAAGGTGACATGCGAGTGGTTTTGCCTTGGAATACAGTTGTTGAGGTTGTCTCCGCAGAGAAGCAAGACGGGCTTGTTGGTGAGGGTTTAGACTACGCCTGCATGAGCGAGGCTGCACTTCATTTAATGAGTACGTGGCAGATGTACATTCAGCCGGCGTTATCTGATAAACGAGGCGCAGCTATCTTTCCTAGTACCCCTCGTGGGAATAACTGGTATAAGTCTATGTATCTGATGGGTCGTGATCCGTCTCTCAAAGAGTTTGATAGCTGGCGGTTCCCAACGTGGTTCAACACAGTGATGTTCCCTGGTGGTTATGATGACCCTGAGCTTGTACGTATTAGGCATCAGGTTAGTGAACATTATTGGTTACAGGAGTACGCAGCAGAGTTCACGGCTCGAGAGGGTAAAATTTACAAGGATTGGAATGACACGATCCATGTAATGAGCGATTACGTCTATAACCCTTCGTGGACTAATTGGCTCGCTATAGACTTTGGGTTCTCCGCGCCATTCGCGTGCTACGACATTCAAGTAGACGAAAATGACAATGTGTATGTGTGGCGTGAGTATCAAGTTCGTCACAAGACGACTTGGGAACATGGGCACATTCTGCTTAATCGTGAGAACCCACAGAGCTACAGGGTTCATGCAATTGCGGCTGATCCACGAGGCGCTGATTCAATTGCCACTCTACAACTCATACTTCGTGTGCCTATAATGGCGAACCCAGTTCCCTGGGTTACAGGTATCGAAGCTGTTTCCCAGTGGTTGAAAGTTGACAAGTCTACAAAGAAGCCCAAGCTGTTCGTTAGTAAGTACTGTCCCGAGCTTATTCGTCAGATTGAAGAACTACAGACTCCAAAGGTAAGAGAAGGTCAGAACGAACGTGAGGGCCAACGTGATTATGACGATCACGGCCCTGACGCCTTGCGTTACTTCTTTAATGAGTGGGCCGTATTGGGTAACAGGTTTAGTCTAATGGACGTGTATGGTGGCACAGGTGGCTACGGGTCGCAAGACGACTCTGGCATCTTCGTCGCTGGCAGCTCTACAATTCTCGACAACCTAAGGAACTACGACAACCTCGGTTACTAGCTGAAACATGGCCGTTAGACCTCTACGACGTAAGGATGCCACGCCCGCTAAGCGGGTCACTGGCACGTCCTATGCCTCAAAGCCCGCTATACAGCCGCCTAGAGGTATCTATGATGAGATAGGTTCTCAACGTGGTAGCTCGATTCAGGACGTAGTACCTGAACTGGCTAGCAAGCAGTTAGCCCTTCGCACGTACTCAAGGATGGCTAAGGGTGATGTTTCAGTTCGTGTTAGTCTGAGAGCTGGCAAGGCTCCTGTATTCGGAGGCGACTATTACATTGACGCCTTCAACGATACAGAGCAGTCTCGTGTGATAGCCGAGTTCGTTGGCAGAAACATCTTTCATTGTCCCAGCTCGCCTTGGCTGTTAACCATTCAAGACGTGTGTCGTATGTATGAGTACGGCAATTCAGTCCTTAACGACATTTGGGAAGTACGAGAATGGGCGCCAACTATTCGTAAGTCCACTGGTACGCAGGGTAGTTCTGGCACGCCTAATCGTAAAGCCTACACGATGCTTAAGAAACTTGCTTATCGTCCTGCCAATACCATTGTGAAAATCAATTACGACGACAATGGTGGGCCTGAGTCAGTTGACCATAACGCTATTCGCGCTGATGGCAAGGTTGAACAGGTCAACATTCCTATTGAGAACCTATTGATCTTCGTATTCGAGGGTGAGGGTTCTGACTTAGAAGGCCAGTCTGTGCTTAGGAGTGCTTACGAGCATTGGTTCTACAAGCACAACCTCTACAAGATTGACGCCATCCAAAAAGAACGCCACGGTATCGGCGTGCCTGACATTGAGTTGCCTATTGGCTTCTCCGAACAAGACAGGGTTGTTGCCCACCAGCTTGGTCGTAACCTGCGTACAAACGAATACTCGTATATCGTTCGCCCACCTAACTTCACTGTTGGATTCGCAGAGTTGAAGGGCCAGCTAGTTAATGCGTTAGAGAGCGCGAGTCATCATGACACTGAAATCATGAAGAACATCTTGATTCAGTTCTTGCAGCCCAACTTGACTGATCGTGCCTCAAGTGCAACAGCCGCAGACATTTTCCTCAAGACCACTAGGTACATGGGCCAGTATATCTGTGAAGTGTTCAACAAGTTCTTGATCCCTCGTATCGTTGCCTACAACTTCGACACGGATGAGTTCCCGTCGATGAAGGTACGCAACATAGGCGAGGTTAAAGACTTGCAGATGTGGGCCACGGCTGTCACACGTCTAGTGGCTGAGGAAGTTATCACGATGGACGACGAGACTGAGGCTTACGCACGTGAGATAGTTCAGTTCCCGAAGAAGCTTGAACCACGTCCTGAGCTACAGCCTGGTTCAGTTGGTAGAGCAGGCGGTCAGAACAAAAACCAGCCTCGTACTGATAAAGGTATGGGACAGGGGAATGTAAACGATGGCACCCCAAGCGGTGCTTAGGAGTGATATGAAGGATTACGCGCGTATCGTCACTAAGATCGTTCAAACCCCTTGGCTTATGGTGCCTGAGAGTCTTGAAGTCGTGCTACGCATCGTTGACGAGCGTATTAAGACAGGCCGCCTCGACGATGAAACGATTGATGCTCGTTTAGAGGCTGTTCATGTTCGCTCAGGTGATCGAGATGATGAGCTAAACATCGTAAGTGGGGTTGGTGTTCTGCCCATCGCGGGGCCGATCTTTGGTAAGGCAAACCTAATGACTCGCCTGAGTGGCGCTACAAGCCTTGAGGGTTTTCGGCGTGACTTCCGTACTCTAGTCAATGATGACTCTGTTCACTCAATTGTGCTTGATATGGATACGCCTGGCGGCACAAGTGACTTAGTACAGGAAACAGGTGAAGAAATTTTTGCCGCTCGCGGGGTCAAGCCTATTTATGCGATAGCTAACACGATGAGTGGCTCTGCTGGCTTGTGGCTCGCCTCTCAGGCTACAAGGGTTTATTCAACGCCTAGTGGCGCGATTGGGAGTTTAGGTGTATATACGGTCCATCAAGATCAGTCCGGTAGAGATTCACAAGAGGGTAACAGGTTTACTTACGTTAGTGCGGGTCCCTTCAAGACAGAAGGAAACCCACACGAACCCCTTACAGAAGCGGGTAGACAATACAGACAAGAAGTTGTAGACGAGCTTTACAACGACTTTAAGGCTGCCGTGGCCAATGGGCGCAATAAGCCTGCCGAAGAAGTCGAACAAGACTTCGGTGGTGGTCGCATGTTAACGCCTAAGAAGGCTCTCGACGTTGGAATGATCGACGGCATTATGACATTCGACTCGCTGATCGGTCAGTTAACAGCTTCTCAACCCCGTCGCGTGCAGGTCGTTGTCGGCGGTCGTGAGCCTGTTGCGGCAACTTTAATTGGTAACCGGCTTGAGGTTGCTGAATGGGAACATAGCGAACCTGGCACCGGAAGCCCACCTATCCCTGTGGGGTCTGATCAAGAGGACGACCGTAGCGGGGACAAAGACAACAGGGGTATTAGGCGTGATACGCCGCCTATTGTCGATGAAAACCAGCCACAAAGTAGTGCTTGGTTTGTGCCGCTTACGACAACAACGTTTGTGACGACCAATAGAACCTCATCTGAGCATGGGGAGGAGGATAACGAAATGAAGTTGACTAAGGAAGCTCTAGCAGCTTTAGGACTCTCCGAGGATGCGTCGGATGAGGCTATCAATGCTGCCTTGATGGCGCTGTTTGGTGAACTTGAGAAGCAGCGTGCAGCTGATCTGCGTGAAAAGACGTTTGCGGAGCAATTCCCAACAGAGGCGAAGGAACTCGCAGAGGCTCGTAGCGAGCGTGTCTCTGTTAGAGCTGAGAAGTTCGCTGACGCTAACAAGTGGTTCACCAAGGGTGTCGGTGAGGATAAGGCTAATACGACTAAGGGCCTTTCGTCAATCGCTACTGAAAAGGTCGCTGATACTTACAAGGCTATCGCGCAAGGGGACGACGACGCACTCGAACTGTTTGGAGAAACACTTGCACTTGTTATGAGCGATGCTGGTCGTGTTGAGTACGGTGAGGAAGGTTCTTCTCGCGGTGGAGACGACGACGGCTTGGTTAACGATACTGGTGGTCCTTCTAAGACCGCTAAGTATCAGTTTAGCGAGGCAGTTCGTAAGGTACAGGAGGAAGCTGGTGGACCTGCAAAGATGAGTTGGGGTGACGCTGTAGCTACAGCAACCAAACAGCACCCGAAGCTCGCGCAGGCTTATCAGGAAGAAATGACTAAGAACTCCAACAACCGCTCTTAATTGCGAAGGAGGTGTTAACCTAAATGCCTAGCTATCGCAACTACATTCTCGACAAGGGTTATGACGCCGAGGGCGCAATCACCAAGTTTAGTGCGGTGAAGGGCGGTACTGCGGACGAAGCCGTTACTCAGTGTACTGTACAGGGTGAGGACGGTTTAGGCATCGCTCAGTTCGGCGTTACTACTGACGAAATCGCTTTAGGGAAGGGTGCCTCAGTTGCACTTGCTGGTATCAGTGAGTGGACTGTAGGTACTGCCGTTACTAAGGATGCGCTGGTCACTACTGACGCTGATGGGCTTTGTGAGCCGGCCGGCGCTGGCGATGCTGTATGGGGTAGGTCACGTCAGGACGGTGAAGCTGGTGACCGTGTTGCCGTCGAATTGTTCCAGTCCAAGTATATCCACGCATAGAAGGGGGTGAATGATTAATGGCTTTCTACGATCCAGGCGAGCTATACGTTGATCCGATTCTTACCGGATTCAGCGTTGGTTATCAGGATCAGCGGCTCTACGCAGACCGCTTCTTCCCTGTAACTCCTACTCGCACACAGAGCGGTCGTTACCGCGTCTTTGATAGGTCTAGCTGGCTTATCTACCCTTCTAGGCGTGAGCCTGGCACGGTTGCTAACGAGATCCGTGGAGCGAAGTGGTCTGAGGACACGTTCTTCACTCAAGAACATTCGTTGCAGGCTGCCGTTGCTGACGAAGAAGATCAGGAGTTGCGTTCTCAGGGCGGTTTGGCCGATCCTGTCTTTGGTGGTGATTTACAGATTGATCCCCACAGAGACGCAACAGAAGCACTTACGCAGAGCATCATGCTTGAGTGGGAACAGAAGGTTGCCTCTGCTGTACGGAATCCGGCTAACTACCCTGTTGACCATGTGTTGACTTTAACGGGTGATGACCAGTGGAACGATTCATCTCTGGTTGCAAGCCCGTTGGCACCTTACGAGACTATCAGCGATCCTGTCAAGGACGTGAGGAACGCTATTAGGATCATCTACCGCGACACTGGTAGGTATCCGAATAGGATGGCGATTCCGTTCGATGCAGCCGGCGTGTTAGAGACACACCCACGCATCGTTGATAGGTTCAAGTCGTTTAGTCTGTTACAGCCTGATGCCTTTAGACTGTTGACTGGTTTTGATGGCGAGGTCTTTGTCGTTGACTCTCAGTATAACCAGGCGAACAATATCGACGCTGCCGAGGACATTGTGAGTTTTTGGGGTTACGATGTTTGGATCGGCATTGTTGATCCTCAGCCTGGTCAGCGCACTAAGACGTTCGGTAAGACATTCTCACAGTTGTACCCGGACGGAACGATCCGACCTACCGACCGTTGGCGCGAGGAACCCCGTAAGAGCGACTTGGTTCGTACCTCACAGAAGTACGATATCAAGATCGTCTCAAACGTTGCTGGTTACCTGATCCGCAACGCGATCAACGATCCTGACCTCGAGACGTAAACTACTAGCTAGTTGCTACAGGTAGCACAAGGAGAGGAACTATGGCTACTGCTACTAAGAAAGAAACCATGTATGCGTGGACCGATATCCGCTACAGGGTTAACGGTGCTCCTAGAACCCTTCAAGCGGGTGAGGTTGCTACGCCAGAATTACTCGGTGTGGACGATGCGGGATGGGAGGAACTTGTCAGGACTAAGACTGTTAGACCTGTCGAGTATCCTCCTATCCCACGCAAGGGTTCTAGCCTGATGAGTCCTGTAGAGTACTTTAGGCGGAAAGCTAAGGAAGCAGAGGAAATGATGGATTACTCTACAGGCTTTGCTATGAGGGCAACTCTGCCACCTGAATTAGAAGCAGGTGTTACAGGTGATGAGGAAGATGAGTCATGACGCAAATCCTCGCTGACCTCGATGATATCAATACTCATCTGCCCGAGGATAAACTCGAGGGTAATGATGACAACACAGATAAGTTACAGATCGACGCAGCTAGGTTTGTTCGTGCCATGCTTGCTGGTTTTGTTCCTACTGCTACGTTGGCGACGTGGGATGAGCCAGATAATACCCCTGAACTTATCAGGGGTATTGCCGGGCGCATTATCGCTGCCAAGTATTACGCAATTAGATATGCTGAGGACTCTGATATCAGTGAGTACGCTCAAGCCCTTTACAATGAGGGCATGGATATGATTAACAGAATCAGGTCTGGCGAGTTAGTTCTGTTAGACGAATCTGGCAACGAAATAGCTGTTTTAGGGGCTAGTCTCAGCGAAGATGACTTCTTTCCTAACGATTCCTCAGACCCGCCCGTGTTCACTATGGATCAACAGTTCGCATAACGGTGTCTACTCATCCTGCCCTAGTTGTCATGCCACGCTGCAAATGCGGTAAATGGGTTACCTATATTGGTAACTACGATCAGGACGGTTACACCATTAGGTGTAAGGGTTGCCTAAAAGCGATCTGGAAGTGTCGCTGCTGATGCCAGTACCAGCACACGTCATAGGAGCGTTTGCAGACAAAGGCGGTTCTGTTAGAACGGTTTTAACATGGAAGCCTGACCCCGATGAAGTCGCTAGAGCACTAGTGCAGGTCGCAGACTACTTAGAGGACCTAGGCCCACCACTACGTGCTAGTGCCCGCATCATACAGAACGACATTGAGGAACGCTTTACTACCGAAACTGCACCTAACGGTGATGCTTGGCAAGAACTCAATGACGAGTACCTTGAGTACAAGACCTCTATTGGTGGAGACACACGCAAGCTGCGCTTGTGGGGTGGTTTACACAAGGCGGCCACTAGCTTTAGTCGTTTTACGGTAGATGCCCACAGTGGTAACTTGTTTTACAACGCTACGGGGCTGCCCTACTATTGGGACTACCATCAGTCTGGTACACGTTCTGCCGCGCGTGCCGAACAAATAGCAGGAATCGCAGCCGTACAAGATGAAACAGTTGCTAGGCGTGTCGGTGGTAGGGGCGCGGGTCGTGGTAAGAACATTCCAGCGCGTCCTTACATCGGTGTGAGCGCCGAGGCTGAGGAAGTCATCTTCAACGTCTTTGACTTGTGGGCCGCTGAGGGCACGAAACTTGTTGTTACTGGGGCTGGCGTTTTACAGCGTCGTGGGCCTGGCGGCCGTATTGGTGGTAAGTTCAACTTAACCTAGCCCATGCCTATTGCAACTCTCACCTACGTTACGAGCACTCGTGTTTGTCGAGACTTAATCGTCGAACGTCTCGAAGAACACCGCGACGACCTTGGCCTTGGTTATATAGGTCGAGACAACGAAAGACGTTTGCCGCAATATCCTGCTGTGGTGGTTTCAGCGGGAGGTAAGGCAAAAGAGTTTCATGGCACTCACACGTTCAACATCAGGCTTGAGTGTACTGTATGGGCTTTTCACGCAAGGATCGACGAGTCCCATGCTGCGCGTAGTGAAGCCGATATTGAACTTACCGAGGCTATAGAGGCTTATCTAGAAGAAGACCTTACGTGGGGTGAAAGGTTTATCTCCAGTTACGTCGATTCTATTGAGCCTGGTATGTTTCAACCTAGGGGCGAGAAAAGCGATCTAGTCGTAGGTACACGCCTATCATGGGTAGCTCTGTCGCAGCAACGGTTCAGATAAGGGAGTCAAACGTGCCACTTGAGGTTACTTACTGGAATCCCAATTTTCCTGATGGAAAGGTCTTTAGTGTCGTGGGACTTGGCTCCTTTAAGAACGGTGAAACTGTGGAGCTTAGTGCCGAGCAGGAGCGGCGATTTCTAGAGATTACTGGTAGAAGGGTGCGCGAAGGGCTTGGAGACGACTTCGTTGTTAGTGGTACTTCGTCAATTAAGGTAGGATAGGGAGGTGAATTAGCTTATGCCCGCAGGTCTTGGTGCAGCAGGTTGGTTATGTATCGTCCTTGAGGACACGATGGGTACTTATCTCCCTCCTACTACGGCGGGGGCGATTTGGGTTCCGATCCTAGATGAGAATGTTGCCTATACAGAAGAAGCTTACTACTCACAGCAGATTAGGCAGCAGACTGTCGATATCGAGCGGACTCAGGGCTTCTATCATGTTGAAGGTCCTATCAGTATGGAGTTTGATGCGAACTATGCTCCCTACTGGTTGTATTGTTCGAGGCACACCATCGCAGCCACACCTGGCACACCCAACCTCTACACATTCACGCCTTCAACTGCTGGTGCTGCATTTACGCAGGGCGGCGGTCCTAGAACGGCTAGCATCACCATCGTCAGGAACGGGATCGGTTTCGGTTACGCAGGCTGCGTTATTCCTCAGATGGAATTCACAATTGAGGAAGGCGTGCTTAGGTTCAATGTCACCGTATTCGGGCTTAGTGAACAAGAGCCTGTTGCACTCGGTAGCCCAACGTGGCTTGATCCTAGCTTGCTTGGGGCCGCTCATCATACGGTGTACGTGGACGTTGGTGGTCTTGCTCCCGCATTTGCCACTCCTAGCGAGGAATTCAACGGTTTCACGGCTACGTTTGAGCACAACGCCACGGCCGAAAACAGGCTAAACGGTGAGCGTTCTGCTACATATATTGCGTACCACAAGACGGACGCAACATTCGATAGCGAGCTTGACTTCCTTGATCGTTCTGAGTACGACAAGTTCGTAGATAACGATCGTATCGCTGTCAGGTTCGTGAGCTTCAAGGGCGGTACGGGCTTTGCTAACTGTGACGAAGGTGTCCAGATCACGTTCTACAATGCCGCTTATGACACGTATCCGGTCCAGCTCAGTGGTCTTGCCGATCTTGTTATGGCACAAACTACTGGCCGAGGCTTAATCATCGCTGGCGGCGATCCATACAAGATTGAGGTTAAGAGCGACGTAATACCTTCAGCAGTTCAGTCGTAGTAAGACACCAAGGAGAGGTGGCTAATATGCCAGTTGCAATCGTTGACCCGAACGAATACGAGCATCGGGATCTTAAATCACTCGAAGGGGCGTACATCAAGGTGCGCCCCTTGCCTTACGGTAAGAAGTTAGAACGACGTGATAAGGCAACACGCATGTTCATGGAGTCCGAGGTCGCAAGCGGTAAGTCGCGTCAGCAGATCGAAAAGGAGACTAACCGCTTTGAGTTGGAAACCTTGAACAAGTGGGCTAGGGTGTTTGACTTTAGATACTGCATTGGTGAGCACAACCTCACAGATCACAATGGTGTTGCGCTTGACTTGAGTAGTGAGCTAGTGATTCAGGCACTACACCCCAAAGTCGGCGGAGAGATTGAGAATATCCTCGATGAGATCAATAATGAGGATGAAGAAGTTGATGAGGAAACTTTTCCTCAGTCGCTCGTATCATCTTCCGCGGGAGAACAGACAGATTAGCCACTAGAATTCCTAGTCCTGTAATTAAGGACGTAGCTAACTGGATTCGCATTACTCTGCTTTGTGAGCAGTTTCACGTTCTGCCTAAGGCTGGTGGTCTGTTAGATCAAGATGAAGTGCATCTAAAGAAGATGGATGCAATTCTTCATGCTAAAGCAGAACATGAGAAGGAGACACAAGGCATAACAGCCTGGAAACAGAAATGGCATTCAGGTTCTCAGAAATAAGAATGATCTTAACGGCTCGTAACGAGGCGTCTAGAACGTTTCGTCGTGTTGCTCGTGACTTAGGCTCACTCGACAACATCACGAACCTGCGTAACAGGGCTAAAGATCTTTCCATTCAGCGTGAAAAGCTGTTAATCTCTCAGAAGAACGCAGCCGCCGAGGTTGAATCCTTTAGAAACGGTACAAAGCAGCTTGAACGGGCGAACGCTTTACGCAACGCCGAAACTGCTTTAACCCGTGCCCGTGCGGCACAAGTTAAACTAGCGCGTGATGGCGTTCTTAATCTAGAACGACAGTTACAGACTTCTATTCAATTAACAAGAAACGCACAGCGTCTCAAAGACGCCGATCTTGATGCGAATAGACGTAGAATGATAGAAGCTCAACAGTCTAGATTGATGCTTACTCAATCTAGGCTCAGAGCTGAACAAGCTGCTATCGTAGGCCCGCAGTTAGCCGGGCGTAGAAGTGATATCACATCACGAGAGGCAGCTGTAACTGCTGCCGCTAACGCTTACAGGCGTCTTGGACGTGATGCCGGCCTTGCGGCAGAGAAACAACGTGTTATTGGTAATGAGGTCGCACGTACAACGGAACGCTTGCGCCAAAACGCGGAAGCTCAACGTGCCTTAAAGTGGACTAGTCTCGAACAAGGCTCACGTATTGCTAGCCATTTTGGTCGAATTCTTGCGACTACAGGATTAATTGCTACTGCCTCACTTGGGCTTGCTTCTAAGAGTGCTGCTGACTTCTCTACTCAGGCCAATAGAGCGGCTACTCAAGCTAGACAAATCGGTCAGCCTGCTGAGGCTACCGCCAGGATTGCTAATCGGGTCATGGACACTGTTCTTCAGCAGATGCAACGTTTTCCTGCCACCAGTGAAGAAATGGCTAACTCGTTTTACGAGATTTTCTCAGGAACAAACGTCCAAAGTGTTAAAGAGGCAACTAGGCTAGTTGAGTTGTTTAACATGGCTGCCGTAGCTGGTACGGTCGATTTGGGTACCATGACCGATGCTGCTTTGACATTGTTCAACAACTTCACTGAGGGTGCTAACCGCACAGAGCAACTTGAAATCATGCTCAACGACTTCCTGGCCGCTGTTAGGTTCGGTAGGACAACAGTTCCACAGTTCGCCAACTCGTTAGCTAACGTTGTCCCGTTCGCTAAACAGGCTGGCCTACAGTTTAGAGACGTAGCAGACGCGATGGCCGTGCTTACTCGCGCTACGGGCGGCAGGTTCACTAGTCGTGACGCGACCGGCCTTTTCAGGCAAATCGAGCTTTTGTCACGTCCTGAGGTTGTTGCCGGTCTACATAAGATGGGTGTTGAGGTACAGGACTTACGTACAGGCAAGATGCGCCCACTAATGGATGTTCTCACCGATATCAATGAACGCCTAGTTAAGACTGGTAAGTTCAGACCTGGTCCTGAGCTTCTCAACTTCTTCAAAGAGGTCTCTCGTGTTGGTGGTGCTGGCGAAGGTTCAGTAGGTTTACAGGGCACCGCTCAGGCTAGACGCACGTTCGCGTTCTTGATTCAGAACATGGACGAATATCATCAAGTCTCTGGTCTTATCCATCGAGACAACGACCAGTTCATTAAAGACTTCGATGCCATGAGTAAGACTCCTGGTGTCCAATGGGACATTATGATCAATCAGCTAAAGTCTGTAGCCCTCACGATAGGTCGTGATGCGATCCCCGCCTTCACAAACTTGCTTCGCCCATTAGGTGACTTGCTTCATGCGTTCAACAGTCTCTCGCCTGCGACTAAACAAGCAATTGCGAGTCTATTGGTTTACGCCTCTGTGGGGGCTTTAGTACTGGGGCCGGTCGTCGCCCTTGCCGGAGGCATCATTACATTAATTGCTCACTTTAGAACGCTTAGACGTTGGTCTGGTGGTGGTGCAGGAATAGAGAAGGTAGCCTCTGGAGCCGTCGTCGGCGCTGCTGCTTTTAAGAATCTTGCAAGAGAGACGGGCTATACCAGGATCGGTATGATTGGCCTTATGGCTACCCTGCTTACTGGTATTCCCGTGTTAGTGAAGTTCAGGGACCAATTGTTACAACTTACTACAGGCGCACAGGGACTAGAGGGTGCATTAAAGGCTATACTTATCCTGTTGGGTGGTTTTGCTCTTAGCGCGGCGCTCACAAGGGTGTTGAAGCTGGTTGCCACGTTCGGGACTATGACTAGGAGTGCAACTGCGGCAGGCTTCGCTGTAGGAGCCTTGCTTGGTAAGTTAAAATTGTTGCGCGGCCCATTCATAGCTACCATTGTCCTTGAAGTTCTACTTAATCTTGACAAGATTGAAGCACTCGGCGACAGAGTTTTTGGCGCATTAGGTCTTGGTCCAGACAAACTTGACTTAGAAGATATAATGGGACAAAGCGACAAGTTACGAAAGAGATTTGGTACTGAGAAATTCGTTGAGATTTTGGAAAAAACCTTATTTGCGAGCGGTCAGTCGCCTAGTACCATCATGCGTCGTGCCATAGGGGAAATGGGTGATGCAGTAGATGAAATGGTGCCTGATTTTATTCGTAAGTGGCAAGCTAGACAGGCTGAAATTGCGGCTGTAGGTAAACAGTTAGTCGGCGGGCCTGTTGGGGTAGGAGAACTTGCTGATGCTCGCAAGTGGTCGCAGGGCAACTTAAGCGCCAAGCAATATCTTGCAACTCTTAAACACATATCAGAGTTGGAAGCGGCAGCTAGGGCGGCAACTACTCCAGAGGACGCCCGCGTAAAATGGCAAGCATACGCGAAGGCTGTTAATGCAGCTAATGCTAAATTGACTGATTTGCAGAAGCAAACCATGAATGAGGTACTTGCTACGTTCCAGCAGACGGGTACTATTAGTGATGCAAACTTCAGAAGTCGGTGGTCACAGATTCAAGCACTTAAACAGGCTGCCGAAAAGAGTGGCGACTTTGCTACAGCTAAGCGTGCCGCGAAGATGGAAGCAGACTTGCGTGCCAAAGCCACCTCTGAACAATTAGCTGCTATTGAAACTGTTTCGAGTGCAACGACTGAGGAAGCCAAGCTCAGTCAAGCTGCGTTTGATAAGGAATACAAGCGGGTCCAACAGCTTAAGAAACTTGCGGAAAAGACGCACAACATTGAAGATATACGCAAGTTCCAAAAAGCCCAAGAGGATTTGTCAGCCCATAGTGAGTCTTTCATGATGCAAGCCGCAGAACAACGGGATCAGTATTTAGATGAGTTGCATCAGAAGGAGCTTGACAGACTTAAGGAAGAAGCGGCTCAGCGCAAGAGGAACGCCGAGAACGCCAAAGAAGCGATTAAGTCCATGACTGATAACATCATGGGCATCTATGAGTCTGCACTTCAACGCAATCGTTCGCAACTCGGGGAATTGTTCGGCGGGCCGTTCATGCAATCAGGCCAGATGGCTGATAGGCTCAGGTTCGGTTTCCGGGCCAGACCTACTGACCTGCTCAGGGACGTTAGAGAAGCTGCCCAAAACTTCGTCACTTTTAGAAGCTCTCTGGACAGGCTCGCAGCTAAGGGTGCTCCTGAGGAGCTAATCAGTCAACTCAAGGAACTTGGCCCTGAGTCCCAAAAGAACATTGACACGCTGCTTAGGATGAGTCCTGGCATGTTTGCCAACTATGTTAAAGCTTTCAAGCGTGGTCAAACGGAGGCCGAGGCTGCCGCACGTCAGGACTTACAAGCCCAATTAGATAAGTGGGCGCGGTTCGGTAAGCAAGTGGCACTCGCTATTGCTAGAGGTGTTCGTAGTGAGAACGTAGCTCTCGAGACTGAACTACGCAACATGATATTACGTATGTTCCCAGGTCTTGCAAGTCAAGCAGGCGCTACACCACAAACTGCACCACAGCCTAAGACTGTTAACTTCACTTGGAATGGGCAGGTCTTAGGTAAGGAAGAAATCGCCACTCAAATGAAGAATGGGCTATTCGCGTACCGCACAAAGGCTCCGTTGGAGTAGACCATGTATTCAAAGATGGAATTCACCAACAACTCGGCTCAGACCGTTAACCTGTTAGGCTCGGTTGCCTCAACGGGTTTCGTGGCTATCAAGCAAGCTTCCTACAACTTAGGTGAGAGAACTGTTGACCGGCCTAAGATGGAAGCGAACGGTTCTTGGGCTACTTTTATGTATTACCAGAACCTAATCATCGAACTTGAAGGCGATGTGATAGCGGCCACACCTGAGGACTTCAATACTTTTAAACAAGATATGATTCAGAAAATGTTACCTTCGGCTGCTGTCTTACAGACGACACGCACACACGGTTCGTTCGTTATCAGGCTGCTGGGACTCAGTGAGGACTACAGTGTCCCCGTGGTGGTTCAAACCCTCTTGATGCCGCAATCTGCCGACAAGGCTCCTAGTGCCAGCGACCTCAGAATTGTGTTAAAGGCTTTTAGACCATACTTCCAAGGTTTGACCAGTACAAACTTCTTTTGGGTTACGTAGATGGCTGAATGGACTATTGTTCATCTTGACCACGATGAGGTTGAGATTGATACCTTCCATCCAGAGAACTTGCAGTTTAACCTAGAAAAAGGCGAAAACGGCCCACACACGATTAATTACGAAATAAGTCGCTCAGCCGATAACGTGGCACCCCTGTTTGTGCGTCCTTATGTTACGGACTTTGAACTGTATCGAGATACCGACTTAATTCTGGCCGGGATGCACACAATGTTTTCTGTCAACAGTGACGAAGAACATTGTAAAATAGGCGGCAAGGGCTGGCTGCACTATCTCGAGAGACGCTTTTGGCCTTTTGATCCTAATGATCCAGATGCTCATAAGGTTAAGCACACTGGTTCGCCTACTCCTGATGACCCAGGTGAGGGGTTTGCTTACAAAGAATTTGATCTTGACCCAATGCAGATTATCGCTGATATCCTGGATGAGGTCTTAGCAGAACCTGAGAGCCTTGCCATCACTTACTCACTAACTAACATTGGTGAGACAGTTGACATCTACACGATTGACCTTATAGACACAGAAAACATCTTGAGCAAAATTCAATCTCTGGCTCAACGTGACCCAGGTGATTTCGACTTCTGGATCACCAATGCTAAGCAGTTTCAGAGAGCTAATCCTCGTATATACGACTTAGCCATCGTAGACGATGACACTGAGGCTGAGCACATCTTTGAGGCTAGCGACCTGGATACTGGTTTGAACAACGTGAGGTTTACCAACACAGGCCCAGAACAGACGCGCTTGTACGGACAAGGGGTTTCTCAGGCCATCGAACGTGTAAGCCGCCGTGAGTACATTCCAGGCTCAGAACAGTTCAGACTGTTAGAAGGTCATACGTCGTTCGGTGATGTATCAGATTCAACCAGCGTCTCACGACTCACCCGAAAGAAGATGTTGTTCGGACTCAACCCTGTTCACGAGATAACCATCGAAGTGGTCACAGAACAAATCAGCAACTTCTGGACACGTTTTAAGCCTGGTATCGGTATTTGGCTTTATGCGGATTTAGAGGGTTGGGACATTCAATCGGCCCAAGAAGTCGTAACGATGAATTGCTCCATTGATAATGAAGGCAACGAATTGGTCACCTTGAAGCTGAATCAAATCTATGGGGCAGAGACTTTGTCATGACCACTAGACGTGTTAACGATGATTCCATCGACTCGCTAACCGAACAAGTAAATGTTCTCCGAAGGCAGTTAAAGCAATATCACAACCGCAAGGTAGTAACTCTGCCATTACGCAGCGCGGCCACCCTTCCTACAGATGCAGGCACCGGCGATTTAGTAGTAGCAGAAGATGAAAACCTCTATGTTTATGTTAATGCAGCATGGGTTCCTGTGGGGAGTGGAGGTCCTAGAGCCATCGCTCCTGTTTGGGTTGGCCCGTACCCCCAAACTGGCTGGCTTGTAGTTCTCATGGTTCCCTTCGTTGACGGTGCAACTGTGGAGTTCACCATTACCAGGCTTGTAGTGCGTATGGAGGTAGCGGGTACAGCTACCACCACAGCAAGATTTCAGAAGTCAGCAGGTGGAAACTCGGCGTTTAGTGCATCAACTATAGGGGACGTATCACTAGCAAGCGGTGACTTTCAAGACGAGAACACCTCACCCACCATTACCACGTTAG